TCTGAATCTGTAAGATTTGTAAATCCTAAAGTTAGTTTTGCATCTACTTGTTTATTACCATATCTAAGAACAGTTTTTGCACCATTTTGTGCAACAAATTCAGTTTGTGGATATCTTCCAGGTGTGAAAGTTCTAGAAGAAGGTTTTATAGTTGGAAAATTTCTTTTATTTGCCATTTAACTAAGTTTCACTAGGATCAGAAAATATAATATCTGAATCATAATCTAAAATAGATAATTTTCCATTCTCATTTAAAGGTTGGTGTGTTGCTGTTAATTGTACAAAACCTTCATCTGTATATGTAATAGATTCTATTTTATAAATACGATCAGCAGTATTTGTTTTTTGGATAGTAAAAACAGAATTTCTAAACCGACCGTGAGCTCGACCATTATTTGCAGTCAAAGTGGCCGATTTTGGATCGCCAAAGTCACTACCATCTGTATTAAAAGCTCTCCAATAAAAAATATTAGCTCCTATGGGATTTGAATTACCTTGAGATTGTATAATGCCATCAGCAGATATATAACCATTTTCAAATCTGTCGTTATGGGTAATTTCAGAAAAGAATCTAATGTAATCTCCAGGTTGTAATGACATCGCAGATTCAGGTGTTGTTTCAAAACTAATACCATGATCTACAAATTTTCTTATAAGCAACGCATATTTTGCAAACTCTTCAGCATGATTTCGAGATGTACAAAAATTTGACATATCAAAAATTTCTCTAGGGTCATTTTCACTACCTCCTAATTCTTCTCCAAGTCTCAAATCTAAAACTTCAGTTTTAGCAAAACCATTTTCTACTTCTTCACGATATAAAACTCTTGCTTGGAATAACTGCCTTTCTTCTGGGGATAAAAAACTAACTTTAAGATTTCTTGTATTACCATCAGTAAATAACGCTTTTACTAAATCCTTTCCTAATACGTCACGATCAATTTCATTGTCTGAATTTATAGGAACTGTTGGTGTTAAAGAAAATTGTCCACCTTTTATAGTGAAATCTAATAAACAAAAAACTGCATTTTGATAAATAAATTCTCTTATATTTTGTTGCTGTGTAATAATCCCATCCCAATAAAAATTATTTGCCTCGCAAAACTGAGAAGCTTTTTTCATATCTTCTTTATTTATTTGGGTCGTTCCAATTAAATTACCTGCTCCGTTTATGCTATCTGTTAACAAGTGGTAGGCAATATCAGGAAATAAATTAGATGAATCATTTGAACCCGTAATTAAGTTTTCTACTTTTATCCCATTTTTTACATAAACAGATAGTTGAGAAAAAGTATTAAATTCTTTACTGCTATTCATTTTTAAACCAACATTTGATAATTGGCTATAAGGTAAAAAATCTTCGTCTATACTGTTTGCTCTTATCAATTCATTTACATAAGTAATTTGATGTTCTGGTTGGTCTAAATGTGAAGGTCTTTCTGCATCAAACTTTATATAATCAGCGATTGCATCATAAGGATTTAAGTTTTGACCTTCAGGCCAAGGGTCTGTTACAAAAACTCCAAAATTTACACTACAAAAAACTTTTTCATTTCCAAAAGAATCAAAAGGAATGGTAACTGTATCTCCTTCTTTATATCCAGTTCCTTTATCAGTAATTTTCCATCTTTTAGCACCATTATCGAATAATTCAACTTTCACTCTTAACCCTGACCCAGAACCACCTGTAGGAGATACTGTTTTGGGATAGCCTGAAACCATACCTTTTTCTACAGCTTGTAATCTTGATTTTACTATTTCGTATTGGTTGGCAAATTCTAATGGCCTACTAGCACTTCTTCTTTTATAAATTGCATCACCTGGGTGATAACGTATTCCATCTTTCACTACATTGTATGAAGTATCATTTTCGGCAAAGGGTCCAAAAGGTCTTTTTGAGTCAGTATATTGACCTTGGGATCTATTGTTTATAAAAAAGAATAAACCAGTTCTTTTTCTAGGATAACCAGTGCTAACTTTTACTTGTTGTTGGCCTACATACGTTCTTTTTTTAGAATCGCCATTGTAAAGTGTTTCAAATGGCACATATTCTTCTTTAGTTCTTGGTGTTGAAACAGTAAAACGATCAAAAGATAGGACTTTACCTTGGTCTGCATCTTTAGCTTGCGGTATTTCTCCTAAAAACCATTCAGGGTTACTAGCTCTTGATGCTGTTAAAACATAATTTGATTGTCCGTTAAAATATATAGAAAACTCACCTGATGTGAACTGATCTAATTTAGTACCTGTTAAAAGATTTATTTCTTTTCCTACATATTCAGATTTTATTCTATTACCAGGAAAAGGTTCTAATTTAAATTCTCTTAATTCTTCATTACTATGGTTAATTCTTATAAAATTATATTGCGGTTGAGGTGTTCTTCCTAAAACAGCAAAAGGCTTATCACTAATTTTAGTCCAATCATCTTCACCTACAGTTCTTGTATATAACTCAAAAAAACTATATCTTTTTACATATTTACTCATCTGACCTAATGAAATATTACCATTTTTCTTTTCATAATCATGGACTGTTCCATCACGCCCTGCATTATCAGGTTTACCATAATATCTCCAAAAACCAGGGTGACTATTAACATTTGCAAAACCTGTAATCTGTTTGTTTACAACAGATTTAATACCAATTTCAGTAGTATGACATTTATAACTATTAGTAATAACTCCGATAGCACATTTTTGAATTAATAAAGTTTCGTAAGGATTATGTGCATCTTTAACAGACTTTACTTGAACTTTACCTGGCTCAATAATTTTAAATGTAAATTCTTTTGTTTTATTTTCACTCCAGATATCAATATCGTAGCTGATCAAAATGCCCTTTGCCGTTCCAATAAGATATTGTTCTCCTATTGCTAAAGTATCGTCTGTATTTTCTCTATCAGCATTTATAGAAGATGCGACATCTTCAGCACTCCAATCACTAAAATCAAATTCTTTATTAGGATCTTGATTCGATATTTTATATTTTACAATTCCATTTTTAGCAACATCAAAAGTACCAGATCCTTGAGTACCCCTTACTGCAACTATAGCTTGGTATCTAGGAAAATTTGTTTGTACCTTTCTTCTTTTAATAATAGTTTTTTTCTTAACATCATCATCTAAATTCTTTTGTATAAGGATTAATTCATAAGGAAGCATAAATCTCATGCTGTTAGGTACAGGATTATAGTTACCAAAAATATTTTGTGTAGAAGGAGTGCGAGTTGCACAGAATGTATTATCAACAAAGCCACCAGTATAATCACTATCAATTAAAGGTAATGCAACATCATCTGTAGAGGTCTTACCATCTCTATCTTTTTCTCGTTCTAAATTACCTTGAGGATACTTATGTGGTCCGTTTTTAAACTTTCCATCTCCACTGCCGTTATACCAAAAAAGTCTAAATTTACCTTCCGAATAATTTTTTAACAACATATCACCTATTGCATATCCATTAAAATCAGGACTTTGACCAAGTTCTCCTGAAGATAAATTAAATATTGCTTTTATCTGCTGTCCTTTGCCAAGACTTCTCATTTGTGACCATAAAAGTTGTGTATTTACACGAATACCGCCATAGTCAACTCCATCTTTTGTTTTATATTTAGCAAAGACTAAAGGTATTACAGCACCTAACTCTGCAAGCTCCTGTGCCGTATCAAAACCTGTTTGTGGTGCAAATCTTCTTACTCCCTGTTGCCCTGCTGTAGTAAGACTAGGAGGCGTTTTGGGAGGCTTTGGTTTAGGTGTTAAAAAGTAAGATACAAGAGTAAGAACTAGACCAACAATTATCTGACCAGCAACAGTTAACCCTCCGCTAATAGTGCCTCCAACAAATAGCACTTGAGGCATATTAACAATGTATGGAATATCCTCATATTCTTTTGGTCTTTTACCGTTCTGATTTACTACATACTCTAAAAATTTAAAATATTCTTCTTTACTAAGACCTAACTGCTGACAAAGTTCTTGCTCGAAGGGTAATAATATTTTTCTATGTCCAATCTGTCTAATGGGCTCCATCGAACCATCGACTCTCCGCAATTCAGCCATCCGTCTTTCCAATAAACTGCAAGGCCATATCCAACATTAGATTTACATAATGCTACTGTACCTATTTTAAACTCTTTTGTCTCGTTTCCCCACTTTTCTAGTTCTTCTTTAAATATTCCAAAATCTTTTTTTCTTACTCTTTTATACCAATCTCTTGTAGGTTCTGGAGAAGTGATACCGTAATATTTTAAAACTGTTTTTGCTAATGAAACACAGTCTGCTGCATGATGTTTTACAGGATCAGCACCTAATCTATAACGTAAACCAATAAGCTGATGTGGCTTCATATAGTTTGTATATTTCCAGTACGAGGTAAAAAACCTACAAGGTCTGTTGTAAATACTCTATTTGGAGCAGTCGTACCAACAGCATCTATTGCACTGCTTAATAAAACTTCTATTGTTTGTTGATCATAACCAAAAGAAGCGATAAGCCAGTTTTCTACAGTCATTACTTCATTTACAGTAAAATCACTATTCATTTTGCATACTTCTACTTTTACATTATGTCTTTCTGCTATCGAATCTCTTACATGATTCATTGCAATAGCGTTATTAGCAAGTATTAATTGTGCTTCTAAATTATCTCCTGACTTGGTTTTAGCTGCACCTTGATATATAAAGGGTAAAAATGTATGTTTATTACCATTGTGTATAATTGTATTAGAACCTGCTGTTAAAGTATTCATATCCCCTCTCACACTGTTTTGAAAGAAACGATTAAAAGTTTTATCTTTTACTTTTGTTATATGTAAAAAAGTAGTTAGATATGTAATACTCATAAACCTAATGTGGCACGTTGGCTACGAGAGTTTTTTAGAGTAGCAAAAGCTTGAGAACGACCAGCACTAGCACCTTGTTTTGCAGCAGTATTAATTATCTCAGGTACAGCACTTTTTGGAACGTACTCATCACCATTAAAGTTTAATGTAGGACCTGTATATTCAACAATTGTGTTACCAGATCCACCTGCAACTGTACCTGATTCATGGCTACCGCCTGGAATTACAGCACCACCTCTAGCACCTGCTGAATATCTAGCCATCGCACCGTCCATTTTAGATGCAGGAATTATATATTCAGATTCGCCACCTTCTCCAATCATTCCAAGGGTAGGAGAATTTACAACACCACCATATTGAAAAGCCTTAAATCCACCTGCTCTGTTATAAGCACCTTGTGCTGCTTTAGCAGGTGTTTTAGGTCCAGGAAACAAACCACTAAATATATTTTGAAATGCAGCATTAAGAAACATACTTGCTAGTGATTTAGCAACACTTGCTAGTGCTTCGCCAAGTGTTTTTGTTCCTTCAATAAGACCCATAACTGCACTTGTCATTTCATTTGCTAATAAATTTGTAATCTGTTCTTTAGTTACTTTTACTTTTTCAGTTTTCTTACCAAATTCTTCCGTTAATTTGTTTACCTTGTCTTGTTCAAGTCCTATATCTTGTAGTGCTTTTTTTATCGCATTGTATGCAATAATTGCATTATTTAATGCCTCTCCTTCTGTATCAGGATCAGCTATTTTTGCTTTAAGAATTAATAGTTCTAATTCCAATCGCTTACGAGCTTGATCTGCCAATATATTATTTTGTGCTATCTGTTCTGCAACAGATTGTTTCATTCCACCTGCCATTAACTTTGCTACTTCTTTTTCAAGATCAGCTTTTTCTTGAATTTTTTTAACGTGTTGTGAAAACTCTAGTGTTAATTCATCTGCTTTTGTTTGTATATTAGTTTCAATAATTTCTACATCTGCTCTAAGTTTTAATTCTCTTTCTAAAAGTTTTATCCTGTCATTTCTACGTTTGTTGCCTTGCCTTCCACCGCCTGTTTGACCTCTTAATTGTTCAATTTCATCAACTCTTGATCGAATATTTACATCTTTGCTATTTTTTATGGTTCTTTCTCTTTGTAATCTTTGAGCGTTTGCAGAAATTCCAAATAATCTATCAACTAAGTTGATTACTGGTATTAATGATGCTTGCATCCTCGTCATAGCGATTCTAAATTCACTTCCAACCAGTGACGCTTTTTCTCCAAAGTCTTTTAATCTCTTAGTTGCTTCCGTTCCAACTGTTTCATTCATCTTTTGCATTGCAGCGTTAAAAGCTGCTTGCTTTCCTTCAAGTTGTTCTATTATTTTTATTCTTGCTCCTTCTGCTGTACCTGCAAGACCCATTGCATTTACCAAAGCATTTGTGTCCTGTACAAATGGACTCATTGCTTTTCCTAGTTCTCCTAAAGAACTCATTAATTGTTGGACTTGTTGAAGAACAGCAGTAGCAACAAGACCTCCTGCAAAGCCTCCCATTTGTCCTGCAATTTTAGTTCCTGCAAAACCACCAGCAAAACCAGCTAAACCACCAATCGGTCCTTGTCCAAATAACAATGGAAACGCACCAGAAATAAGTCCGCTTGTTAAGGCTGCCCTATTTCCTCTAGGGTTCATTCCTCCACCACCAAAACGTCCTCCTCCTATTGATCCAAACTGTCTTTGCCTATTTTTTTCTTGTGTAATAAATTTTTCTGTTTTTAAAGTTTCTAATGCTGCGTCTTGATGTGCTTTTGCCAATGTAAATAATTTCTGATCATTTGCTATTGATGCTCTTTTAATTGCTGCTCTAGCTTTGTCTACATTTAAACCTTGTGCTCCTAATCTTTCTATTTGATCTCCAATATTTCTAGTTTTTACCATTGAAGCTCGTTGAGCTTCCTTTAACTGTGCTGTTGTTTTTTCAATCCTAACTGGTACAGCACCACTACTACCTTGATTTATTTTTCCTGATAATCTGGAAATATTGTTTAACGATCTTTCTAAAGCCTGTACTTGTTTTAAGCCATCAACAATAACATTAATTTTTGCGTTACCAGCAGCCACAAACTTTTAATTTTTTTCTTATTCTACCTGCGTCTACGAATTTTTTCCATTTCTTTCTCTTGATTTTCATTTAAAACTTGAAAATAAGCACTCCAACCGATTATTTCTTCTAATGTCATCTTTCTAACATCAGCAAGACTCATCCCTAATTCTTTAGCAATACCAAACTGCAACATCATTAAACCATCTTTACGCAGTTCAGCACTTAGTCTTTTGGGTCTAAAGGTTCTTGATCCTCCTGAATAATACTTAACATCAATTTTTGTAAGTCAGAATCTCTTACTTCATTTTTAAGAACATCTATCTCACCTAATTGAAATAACTTTTCTCCTGTTTCATCCTGTGCTTTTGTTAGCAACAAACGTAAGGCAAATTCATTAGCATCGTCAGACTTTGCCATTCTTTGTGCTCTTTCTTTTTCAGCTAATGTAAGAGGTGTAACCCACATTTCAAAAACAGTTCCATCAGATAAGGTAACTTCTTTTCTTGTAGCTTCTAAATTAGCAGCTTTACGCAAGCGATCTATTGCTCGCATAGTTTTAGTAGATGCCATAAAATAATATTAATACAATATCATTCTAATCTACTTATCTAATAAACTCAACTATTTATGTAGTAGCAAAATCAAATGTTGGCTGTACAGCAGGTCTAAATTCTACACTTACTGTCTGTGCGTCATCTGGATTCACATTTAATGAAGCAGCTGTTAAGGTCGCTTCAAATTCAATAAATCTACTCAACGTATCACTAACAGAACCACCAGTAAATACCTGATCCATATATAGTTTCATAGCTGCACCTACTTGCTGTCTTTGTAGAACATCTTGAACCATACGATTTACCATCGCTGTATCTTCGTTTGTAAAATAGGCAGTAGCAGTACCTGTACCATCACCAAAACCTGCAATATATTTTCTAAATGGAGTGAATTGTGTTGGAGTACCACCAATAGTTGTTACATCAATTTCTTCCCTAGATATTTCAAATGTCCATTCTCTAACCTGTGAAACACTAGCAAAAGCTGCATAAGCTACCTGGAACTCGTTTGGAGATGCTGCTGTACCAACATCAGTAATATTTACAGCAGAACCACCAGAAGTTGCTGACACCTGTAATGCTCCTGTTGTGGCTGTGTACGCAATCACATAAAAAGTATCAGAAGTAGTCAAGCCTGCTGGTAATGTACCCGTTCCAGATCCACCAGTTTGAGAGTTAATAACACTAAATTTAACAGGATCACCTACTTTAAAATTTAAATAAGTTTCAATAGTAATAGTTTCAGTGCCAATATTTACTCCAGCTGTACCAAAAGTACCTTTAGTACCAGCAGGTTTGTAATATAAAGCTCCAGATGTTCCAGATAAAGCGGTGACAGCCATGATTCTTAAAAAGAATTGTATATCCTATACATTAGCGTGTTTTTTGCAATTTGTTTAGCTTATAACTGTAGCAAAATAAGAAGTATCTACTCTACCTTCAAATAAAGGAGGATCTTCTGTAGTAGAAAATGTTGGTCCGTCAATATCTCCTGTTCTAAAAAATACTCCAGAATTTGTTTTTGCAGTGTCATTTAATGTTTCTAATACACCTACGGCAGTAGTAATTAATGTTTGACTTCTGGCAGGTCCTTTTCCTTTTTCAGAATAGACACGAATTACAATCGAACCTTTTGCGTTATCAACACTAGAATTTAAAGTTGTTTCATTAGTAATTCCAAAAATAATATTTACAAGTACATATTCTGTAACACTTCCTAAAGGTGCAGCCGTAATGTTGTCAAAGAATACTGGAACGGAAGGAGATAAGTTTGTAAAAGCAGTAAGGATTGGATTTTCTACTGCTGCCCTAATTGCTTGATAATTCATTTGTTACCGAGAGGATTACGTTTAAATCCAAGTTTAACTCCAGCTTCTACAGATTTTTGCAGTCCACCACCATCTAGATATTTGTTATACCAAAATAATGGTGCAGTAATTCTTGAGTTTCCATCACCACCAGAAATGTCACCTCTAAGAGTTGGTAAAGTTGTATCTCTTTTTCCTGTTATTATTTTTTTTGTGGGGGCTTTTGGATTTCCAGGTCTTTCTGGTCTAGGAAAATTATCAGGAGAAAACCTTCCTTTTTCTATATCTAATGCGTATTTAGCCCATTTAGAAGTGTTAGTAATTTGTAATTTATTAGCTCTACGAATTTCTTCTTTTTTAGTTGATAAACGTGGAATATTACCAATTTTATAAGGAAAACTACCAGATTTTCCTATTTTAGAACCCTCTCCTAATGCAACTGCTTCCCAACTATTTTTAAATTCTCCACTCCATTCTGGTCCTGCTTTTGCTAAATCATTCATAATCTGCACTGCAACACTTCTAGCTGTGGCATTTACCTTTCTTCTTTGCTGAAGATTAAAATTTCTTACCTCATTTTTTAATTTTCCAATTCTTCTTCCACCTTTAGAAACAAAAGCCATTATTGTATCCTCACTGATAAAGAATGATATACAGGTTTATCACCTCTATATGTTCTAACTGATATTATCTTACCTTCTACTGTAGAACCTGCCCGTGGATATTGAATACGATCTGCTTGCGTAGGATAATAGTCTCCTAATTCTGAAGCACCAATTAATACAGTTACATTTGTTCCCTGCAATACACCATCACTTTCACTTGAATTTACCTGCGAAATAACACCTTTTACAGTCACATTTGTATCAGATCCTGTTACAGCACCAGTTGTAGGATTATATGTACGAGGTGTTGTTGTTTTTACATAAGTTATATCCTGACCAAACTGTGATAATACTTGTGCTGGTATCGAACCAAAAATGTCATCAATAGCTGCCATTTTATCCCCTCATCACTCTTACCTGATAGCTACCACTACCACCAGAACAATATGCTCCAAGAAAACTTTGTAGCCAAGGATAAACGTCAAAAATATTATTTACAGTTCCTGTGCTTTGAGAACTTTTATTATATTTAACTTCTAAATCACCAATTTTAACTTCAGAAGGAACACCTGCTGTACCTGTATTACCAGTAATTGCATCAGTATCATTTGCCAAGGCTCTAGCCAGTTCATACTGTGCATATTTAATATTTAACGGAATAGTTGAACAACTTAATTCAACTCTGTCTACCTGATAATTTGTTCTAGGAAATTTAAGTGCTTGATCTTCGTCACATCTATCTCCATAAAAAACTAAATTATCTATTTCTCTAGTAGCTGATATTAATGCTCTATTCTTTTGATCGTCTGTTTTATTTGTCCAAGTGCTTGAATCAGGCACAGTTTCAAAATAACTATTAGCTTCT